ACTATCGATGATAAAGACTGTTTCACCAAAACTGCTTCTTGAGCAGCTAGAGACACTTGTAATTCTTTTAATTGTTCAACGCTACATTTTTTGTCTCTTATTTGTTTTGTGAACTCACGCGCATTGGCAATTCTTTTGGCTATTAATTCTGGAGAAGCCAAAGCATCAAGTCTTGGATGTTTAAGTAGGGATTCGAGATATGCTCGATAAGAGATTTTGATCTCGACAGTTCCGTCTTTTCCAAAGCTAATGTCGTGATCTACCATGTTGAGGAAGAATGACTTATTTGATACTCTGATCGCCGTGATTTCATCTGAAGTAAATCCATCTGCCTCTGTTGGCAACACATAGCCAACATCTGCTCTAATTCTATAAAACTGAGGTTCATATTGCCTATCTGATAAGATTTCAATCCCACCGACCTCGCCTTTCTTGTCTGGGGTTGGTTGAATGACTAGATCGACATAGCGATATTTGTCTGAATATCCAGTCCTTGTTCTGGTAAAGTCTTCGAATGACTGAAAGAATAGAGTCAGGCTCGCAGTGATGTCGTTTCTAGCTGTAGCGGGACTTGTTCCGTTGAACTCGAAAGAAAAGTTTTTAAGACCAACGCCATTACCCTTGTCGAATGTTGCTGACATAAAGCTGTCTCTCTGTTTTGATGTTCTGTCGAAAATGAATTCCACTTCCTTTTCTCCACCATCTGTGCTATTGAAAACCTTGAACAGTCTTATTTTTGGAACGAGTTTGGAGATTTTGTGAGTCTCAAGTTCAAACAGTTTTTGTTCGTTTTTAGACGAGACCATCCTTGTCAGTAATAGCTCCTGCTCCTTGTCCTTGCAATAAAGCGTGGTGAATCGACCACCATAAGGAAGCTTGTTTGAGTATTGTTCATTAAGCTTCTCTTGATAAGTGTCTCGAAGTTTTGACAAATTAAGCATCAATGCACATTGTTTGAAGTACTTTTGGCGATTCTCAATGTCTTCCTCGGAAGGTGGAGGGGGTAGATCTGGCGGCTTCCCTTCTTTGAATGTTTCTAGTTGAGAGGCGTATGCTGCTTCTCGCTCTTCTGGCGTGATGATTCCAACTCCTTCATCTCCTTCTTGAGCGGCCAGTGCAAGCTTATCAAACAGTTCTTTTTTGGCAGCAATAATCTTTTCAAAATAAATGAGTTCAAAAATTTGACCGTGACCATAGTTGTCAGCATTTACTGCATTTGAAAAATGCTCTCCAATGGTTGTTGATAGTTCTATATTTTGCTTAAGATCTTGGACTATTGTTTTGATAAAGTTAAGATACAAGTGTCCAAGATTTTCTTCTATTACTTCATTTGGAGTTTTTGTATCGTTTAAAAATCTTCTAGATGTTTTTGTAAATGACCAGGTAGAGATAGTGTTTGTGTTATCCATTCCATACCAAGTCTTCGATGGAAATTCGTCTTTCTGATAGACAAAGGGATATTCAGAAATTTTAGAATCAAGAAGTTCGTCAAAATTTCTTAGTTCTTCTTTGGCTGACTCAATGACGTCGCCTTTATAATCTGTTATTATAGCATCCGGATAAACTACTGCTGCGGGAAATTTAAAAGCAGTTCTCTCCTCCGGTGACAAAAGTGACAATGGAATCGTCGTCGGCTCACCGTCATAAATGTTCTCAGATAGCCCGTAGACTCCTGTCGTTCCATTTGAATCGAGCTCTTTATCAAAATTTATGTAATAATCATAGAGAAAAGATAAACCACCACCTCTATAAGATGTATCCACATCTCTAATTTCATCATTTATTCTCTTTGCGACAGCCGTTTGAAAGTGACTGAAAGAATAGTCTGAGCCGACAATTTCACCTATTATTCTTGTAGTGATCTTATCTAGCTCACCATTTAAAGCAGTGTCCAGTAGGAATTCCCTAATTGTCTCTTGGAAGTCTTCATCTAGATCTTCTAAGCCAACTTGGACTACATCTAGTTCCTTGTAACCACCATGGTTGATAATTTCCCACCTTAATGCTTCTCCAACCATCAGATTTACACCTAAATCTCCAGAGTCTTTTATTGTGTCATTATAGTAAGTTCCTGATGGGTAGTTACCTGAAACTAAGACAAAAGGAAAAGATCCGCTTTTCAATCTTGCCACGTCCCCATTTAATTTATCTAAGTTGTCTTTTGTTATCTTGACATCTTCGTCTACTAGTTTTTCAAATAGTATTTCATAATGAAGATTTAGAGGTCTGTTTTTGGATGGATAATAAGGGTCTTCAAAAAAAGCATCAAATGGTTCGTAGAGCTCTTCAATTATTTTCCATTCTTCATCGGTTTTTTCTACATAAATACTCATCCTAACACCTCAAGTGCGATTCCTAAGCTCAATGGTATTTTCACAATGTCTCCTGCGTTGAATAGTGCCTCTGTGGGCTTATTGTTAAGCTTTGCTATAAGCCACCATAGCTTTGCGTCTCCGAGCTCTCTAGCAGCAATTCTCCAAAGCCTATCACCACTTTTCCAGATGTAGTCTCGAGTTCTTACGCGAGCAAGATCGTCTTCGGTTAGCTTTTTAAATCTCGGAGTTGTGTATTGTTCGATTTCTTTGACTCCTCGTTCTTCGAGTGTATTCTCCCACTGTTCGTTGCGGTTGATTCCTTTTGTTCTGTTGCTATATCTTGACATTATGAACCTCCGTCATATGGAAACTTTGCTTTTGCATCGCCTGACTTGCCGAATGCAAGATCTATTCTGTGTTGAGGCGAAAAGCTTAGTGAGACGTTATGTACTTTCGGCAAGAATTCTCCTGCTTTTGGAGTAAACATTCCCATGTCCAGAACAGGATTGGCTGAGAAAGTAGTTATCCACCCTAAAAGAAAGCTGTTGTTTTCGTGAATAAGGTTTCCAAATTTCATCTCAACAAGCGGAGACTTTGACAAAATCAAAGCATTCTTTCCCCCTTCTTGATTGACATCGCTGTAAGAAGGGTAAAGCATGCTTGTAAGTGTGTTTATCATTTTTAGATTAGATCTCGCATCAGCAATATCGTAAGCAATGATATCGAGTCCTACTTGAATTGATCTTTTTGTTCCTTGAAAAGTTCCAATTGGGTCAATTCGTCCATAGACCTGTTCTTCATTCCAACTAGAAGAGAATGAGTCTGTTAATGAAGTCAGGAATGCTGGTAATTCAACTTTCACGCTATTTTTTTGAGCTGACCTTATCTGTAAGATGGCAGACTTGCCGTTTGCTCCTGAATATGTTGCTTTAAAACTCATTAGGTTGGTTCTCCATTAGCTACTTTTGCGACATAAGCTTTGAAGTTTGCTCCGTCAACATTCAATGTCATCTCCATTCCTTCAAAGAAGTTTTGCACGTTCGCTGTGACATTTGTCTGGCTTGCTGTTACTCTCTCACCGGTGATGCTTGATGCCTTACCTGCTGTAATTAGGGCTAGATTCTCAATTGTGGAGCTTACTTTTACATCTTGACCCATCTTGTTGACTTCTTCGACCATTGCTTTTACGGAAGCTAAAGCACCTTCGTGATTACCAGTTACAATGCTTGCCATTGCTTCAGCAGATTTAAATTGAAACTCTGATGCACGAGCTTCAGCTTCCGATGCTTGAGTTTGAAGTTGTGCCATCTTTGCCTCTGATTCTGCTATCTTTAAATCCATTTTGGATGAACCAAATACCTCGCCAACTAAAGCAATCGCCCCAGCAAGAAGTGCAAGAGTGCCAACAACACCCATCACAATCAGGCCGAATTTTAACAAAATAGGCAGAAAGGGCGTTATTGTTGCAGCAAACGTAGCAATTCCTCCACCAGCCAATGGTGCTGTTGATGCGATTGAGGGAAGTAGAACTGATCCTAGCATCTTCAATGGCATCATGATTGCACCGCCCAACTTGAGCAACGGTGCAACTAAAATTAGCGCCGAAGCCAGAGAGGCCCAGAATGCAAGCTGTTCCTTTTGCTCAGTGGTTCTACTTTTGAACCAATCTGTGAGAATTTTGGCTCCCTTTTCTAGGGTTTTCAACATTGGTTCAAGGGCAACAACGATTTCTGCTCCAAGTTTCTTGAATTGATCCATGACTGGAACAGTCTTTGCAACGGCATCATCAAGTTTCTTTTGAGCGTTAGCTGAAGCATTTAATTTTCTTTCGTGCTCATCGTAAACTTCGAGAGACATTCCGAAGATTCGGTTTGCTTCCGCCATATCGGTGATTCCTACGGAGTTTGCAATTGCTTTCTGAGTGAAACGATCCATGTCTTGGAATGCAACGCCTTGTGATTGAACGGACTCAACAAGCATTCGAATACGCTCGTCTTCCGTCGCCATCAGCATTTCGGTTGTTGATAGTTGAGTTCCGAGAAGAGCGTTAAGTTTACCAGCTCCTTCAGCAGCACCAGCGAATGTGTCAAACTTTGAAGCAATTCCAAGAAGCGCTGCTGTTTCAACACCGGCAGCCTTGGCGGCTGCAGCAATTCCTTTGAACACGTCAACAGATTCTCGACCATAAACCATCAAGGTTGAAAGAGAAGCATTAAAGTCTTTCGTCATCTTTCCAGCGTTGACACCAATTGAAACACCTGCCATTGCAAGTTCGGTTTGCATATTCATGGATTCTTTTGCTGTCATTCCAAGAGCTTGGTTGAAGTTTTGGAAAATAGCAGCAGAGTCAGAGGATGCAACTCCAAGTTTCTCCATCTTTGCGACGTTCAACGCAAGGCTCGATTGAGTTGCTTTTGATAATGATGTGAAGTTCGATGTTTGATCAACCAGTGTTCCAATTGCTTTTCCAGCATCATCCATCGAGACTCCGAAGAGATTCCCTTCGCGACCAACTTCATAGAGAGTTCCTCGAAACTTATCTCCTTGACCAGTTGCTGCTGCAAGAGATGCTTGGGCTTTGTCGAAAGACATGAATAGTTCTTTTGAATTTTCGTAAATAGCAGAAAATACGCTAGCAGCAATTTTTCTGTAATGAAACGCTTCTTTGATTTGATTTTTTAAACCAGCCAAGATCTCTCCTTGCTTGTCTTTGTTTTCGGACAAGAGAGTTCCAATCATCCCAAGTTGACCAAGAAAGGTGTCTTGAACCTTTACTTTGATTCCAAGGGTTTTAGCAATGTCTTTGTGAATTGTAATTCCAGCTTTATCAATCAGTGCGGATCCGCGCTTTATCTTAGATTCTTCTTTTAGCTTCTCTATTATACCTTCTAATTCTTTGCTTATGCTTGCATTTGCTAAAAGTTGAGATGTTCCATATTTTTCGATCTCGTCTAGGCCATCCAAGATGTTGCTTCTTTGTTCATCATCCAATTGCCCTTTTTCAATCAAGCTTCGCATTTCCATATCTGCTTGTTGTTTTAAGATTTCTACATTTAATTTATTTCGCTCAGTTAGGTCTCCAAGGTAATTAGCATTTGCCCTGAGGAGCTCATTCATTTCTTTTTGTTGCTTTAATTGGTCGGCACCTAAGCCCCTTAGGTCCTTTTTTTTATCGATTAACTTTTCAATTATTTCGATAAGTTCTTTTTTGCTCTTTTTTTCGAGTTCAGTCTGCTCAACAGACCCTTCGCCTTCTTTTTTATCTTCAGCCATCTGCAATCCCTCGTGTTATGAACTAAATAGTTCAAGTAGCAAAACCCAGAGCGTGTTTATCGCTTCTGGGCTTTCTTCATCTCTTTTGCTTCATCTTCGAACTGTTTCTTCAGTCTTTCGATAAACCAAGTCCTCAAACCAATGGGTAATGAGTGCATTTCCGTGAAAGACCATCCTCCGAAATGTTTCAGAATAAAGAATCCTTCATAGATGCCCTCCATTGCTTTAGGAGTTAGGCCAAAAAAAGTCGGTCCCGAATGGAACCTGAACCTCCTGTTCGTGAGAACAATTTTTGCAAACGAGAGTCTCGGAGATGTTGACCGAGGGTGTTGCGTGCTTGAGGCACATTTTAAAATGAACTGAGTCTGCCATTGGCATGTTGTCAACAAATTGATTGATGACTTCTTTATCCGAATGTCCTTCGATTGAAAGAATCATCTCTTTGTATTGCTCTGAGATTGAGAATTCTTTCTTATCATTGATAAGTACTTGAGCAATCTTTGATTCTTCGATTCCATTTGCAAGACGAAAGTTGATGTTGAACTTTGAGAATGGAAGCTTTGTCGTAAACACGCCATTATCTGTTAGCTTAACGATATCTTGATCGGGCTGGATGCCACCTGTTACTTCCGGATTACGAAGGTCAAACATCATCGTGTTATTTGTGTCACAATTTGGACACTTCACACGAGCTTCGTAATCAAAGCCGTAAGCCGTTCCACGAGCTTGGATAAGGATTGCATTCCGGTCGGCGATAAGAAGCGTTAGAGGGCTAACCTCGTCGTCGAGAATGATGTTTTCAAGCAATCTCTCAAGAGCAACTCCCTTTTTAATCAAAGATTGGTTTGATAGAGTGTCTTCATCTTTTGCCGTCATGTATCTAATTTCGATCATGTCTTTGCCGTGCAGGGGATGCTCTTTTGAATACCCAATCCCTTTTGATGGTAAGTCAACGAATTCTGTTGGAGCTGTAAAGCTCAATGGGTTGAACATTTGTGGCGGTGCCTCGCCTGTTTCTGGTTGGCTATTAAGGCCTAACCGGTCTGAATTTCTGCTCATTAATCCTCCATTAGTCTAGGTAAGCATAATCATATGTGATTGTTAATGTGTTCGAAATGATTTCATCCGATCCATAGTCAAGGGAGCTAAGTCTAACTTCTGAAATGAAAGCTCCTTCGAGGGACCATTTCTCAATAACTTCTCCATTGCCATTCAGTTGTTCGATAAAGAAAGCTTTTAAGATTCCATTCTCATAAGACTTCGCTATACCTTTGTCTTTCGAGAGGTCGTTTGGATTATAACCGCCGATTTCTCCTAGTTCGCCAAGAATTACATTAATTGTCTTTCCGACATCTGCAAGTTCGATAGTTATAGGATTCCACGAGACGATACCGGGAACGTTGATTTCGTGGTTAATCAATCGATACTTATTTGAATTAATGGTGAAAGAAGGCTTATCGACCTTTTTTGCATTCCACCAAGTTCCACTAGTATCTTTACCAAGACCTATCGATCCTCCTTTAATTCGGAAGCGATAGGCTCTTTTTGGTTCAAGACTATTACCAGTCCAGAAGGACATCTAAGACTCCTTGTTATTTACCAGGTTCAAATTGGGTGCCGAGGGTGCCATTTTCACCATCTCCGCTTGCACAAATTGCCCAGTCGTATTTCCAAGTCAAGTCAATCGTTCTCATGTCATCGTTTGTGTAATCAAGAGTTGAGAACTTAACTGAAGTAATAAATGGGTTATTCATTTGCCATGACTCAACAACGCTTCCGTTACCAGCGAAGATGTCAATCGTGACTATACCTACTGCTGCATTTGCACCAGACTTAGTGATAGATGTCGGACCAAAGGCTCCTGCTCTTGGATTACTTCCATTGAATTGATCTTGACTCTTGATAGAATATCCAGAATCTAAAATTATTTGATTGGTAATAAATGCGGCGTTCGGAGAGATTGGATCAACCAATGTCATGTTCACATCTTGCCATTGCACACGACCTGGAAACTTATATTCGTTATCAAAAAACGAATGGGTTACATCCGTGACTGTGTAGCTGGGTGTGTCAACTGTCTTTGCCCACCAAACCGCTTTGCTGTCAACGCCATCATAATTGGTTATGTTGTCCATTGTAACTCTCCATCGAAAGTTTCTTTTAGGCTCTGTTGTGTTTTTTGTCCAAAATCCCATGATTTAAAATCTCCTATTTATCTGTAATTAGTGTCTATTAGAATTCAACGCCACTTTGGGTAACGACAAAGTCGATTACGACGTATTCGATTGCTTTTGCAGGCTTAACGAAGACTTTGGCATACATGATGTTGCGGTCTTGTAAGTCTGGCGTGGTTGTAGATTCATCAAGAACAACTTTATAGTCTGTGATCCCAAACTCATTTTTTACTTGCAAGAGAACTGGGTTGATTTGAGCCTTAAAGCTATCGTAAGTTGCCTTAACGCCTTGTTCGAACAAGAATTGGTCTGCGATTCCACCGATGCGCTTCTTCAAGTAGATCATCATTCGACGAACGTTGATGCGATCCAAAGCAGTATCAGTTGGTTGAAGAGTCTTCTGTCCGAAGATAACAGTGTCACCTGTTGCAGGGAATCGAGCGATTGGGTTAATGTTAACATTGTAAAGGTCATCACGATCAGCTTTGCTCAAGTGCTCAAGAGTTCCAACGACGCTTGCGCCACCAGTTCCACCGAGAGGAGCAAGTCCGCCACGGTTAAATCCAGCAGGAGCAAACCAAGGCTGTGAGACCGCCTCAGACTTCGCAATGGCTCCAATGGCAGCAACACTAGGAGGAGCCATCAAAACGCTTCCACGGCCGCTTGACACGTCTGCAATGCGCACATTTGGATAGTAAGCGGCAGCATAAGATGAAGCAACGATTCCGCTCTCTGCAGTTGAAACCATTTCTCTAACAGAACCGGTTTCTTCTCCATTACCGTTATCAACCTCGCTTACAAAGATTCCTTTCATGTCGATGATTGCCAACGCATCTCCACGCTCTTCAGTTTGACGAACAAGTAAAGAGTTGATAGCAGAGTTGGTAACACCAGGAATTGAAATTAAGTCATAGCGACTTGTGTAATAGTCAGCAACCTGAGAGATTGCAGATTCCATTGAGTACTTTGCGTAACCAGTTGAAAGCTCAGTGTTGTTAAATGGGTTCTCAATGGTAATGTCGACACCATCGGTTCCACCAAAGAATGGAGCAGCAAATTGCTTGATTCCAGTCACAAGAGCACCAGTTGATGAATCATCAAAAGCCACTACGAAAGCATTGGTGTGATAGTAAGTTCCGGTTGTTCCATCTTCGTCGATTCTCTCCAAAGAGAAGACATAGGCAGCATCGGCTGCTGCTGCGGTGTATGCTAGATGCGGGTCATAAAATGACTTAAGAATTCCGATGTCTGCGAAGTCTTCGTTTCCACGTTGAGCCTCGTAAGACAATCCGTGCAAAGCAGTTGGAGCATAGTTCGCGCCATTTGCAGAAGAGTTTGCGACACTTAATTGGTGAGTCGGCCAAGAGACAGTGATTGAGTCACCGGTGAATAATCCGTCGACTAATTGCGATGCCGTTCCGCCTGGTAATGATTGTGCACCACGAACGAAGCCATTCTGATTTGTGCTATCTGCTTCAGCAACTGTTGCAGCATCAATTTCAGCAGGTCCCAAGAAACCAAGAGGAAGGTCGGTCTTATTGACTCCGCCTTCTGCAAGTTCAACACGAATCAAGTTGGATTCATTGTTAAATGAACCGGTAGAAACAATCTTGCCTGTGGAGCTATTCCACTCTTGTTTGAGGTCTCCGATTTTCTTTAAGATGTAATTTGGAGAGTCTGGGTTTAAAGTAACATTTGCGAACTTCTCGACATACTCAGAAGGACGTTGTCCAGCACGAGCAATTTCGATTGTGAAAGAACCTTCTGGTCGAACAGTTGTTGCCTTACGCAAGTCTTTGATTCGAACGATGTGAGACTTGTGGAAGTCTGAACCTTCATCCAAAGCAGCAAGTCGGAACAAGCGCTTGTAGTTAGATGCTTTTGATCCAATGAACCACCCAGTCTTTGCTGGTGAAAGCTCAACGCGATGGTCTGTAAAGTTCTTGTTAGTTTCTTTAAGAGCCGCAGTCCATGCAACGAGGTTTCCGCTCAATCGATTGACGTTGTTCTCGAAGGATTCGCCCAAGAAGATTTTGTGTCCGTTCCAGCCACTGCCAAACAAAGTTGCATCCGTGCTTAAAACATTTCGGATAAAGTTTTGCGAAGTTGGTTCAAAGTTGAAGTTGAAAGCAAAGTCATCATTGGATGTTCCGTTGTCTAATTTTGCGCTCCAGCTGCCATTAGTAGGCTTGATTGCGTGCGCAGTCTTATCGGTAAGAGAGGTGGTTCCATCTCGAGCAGTTCCGCTCAAAGTAACGTTTGAGCCGCTTGAGTAAATGATTGCAGCAAGAACACCATTCAGATCCGTTGCATCTACACCACCAGCGAAGGTTGCTGATGTGGTAAAAGTTGTTGTAATTGTTTTTGAGTCTCCGATAGTCCCCAATGCCACCATGGTGATATCTGCATCATTATTTCCGCTGCCATCCGCTGCTGTTACAGAAGAAGCAGGAAAAAACGTGGAAGCAAGAACAAATGCATCTCTGAAGTTTTCCGCTGTTGGGGTTGTTGTATAATCTAGTCCAACATTAACCGTGCTTGTTCCCAATGGTGTCCCAGAGGCTGTATCGTAAAATTCAACTGTGAATGATTGAGTGGCGCCAGCAGTGTCTACGTATTGAATTGTCATAACACTGTTATCAACGATTGTTGTGTAATCACTGAATGTAAAATTCGCATTTGCAGCAACCGTCCCGGTCAAGTCAGCATCTTCAGCAACGTAGATTCCAATTGCGCCTTCGATGTCTTCTTCTGCAGAGATTCCAGTGCCTAAAGCAGTATCAGTGTTTGTTGGAACAAACCATCCAGCTTTTTCATTATCATCAGTAGCAGCGTCATCAGAAGCAACACCAGCCAAGCGGATAAATTTAACGGGACCAACTTCAGCAGCAAGGTAAGCTTCAGCAGCATATGCAGCCCAGCCACCACCACCGGTGTTTCCTTCACGCCATGGGTCACCGCGTTTAACTCCGTCCATCGGGGTTCCAAAGACAGATTGGAAGTCCGCCAATGAGGTAATCTTAATTGGCTTCATTGCGGGGCCTTTCTTGGCTCGTCCGATCAATAATAACCCGTCATTCTCAGGAACTGCAGCGATAGCTGATTGGTCGATTTCTCTCAGTTCAATTCCTGGAGACAAAAAGTCAAACTTGGTAGGCATTTAGAATTCTCCTTTAAATATTCATTTCTTATTAAATAGTCCTCTGAAACCCCAAAGTCATAAATCTCGGTATTTCTCACCGTTCTTATTCCAAGGCTTTTCATCTCCCACAATGACACGCTCTCTGGAGATCTTGACTTCAACGATGGACTCCTGTCTCTTGATAAGCGGTTCATTGCTTTCGAGGTCGTTTCCGTTGATGTAACCAAGGACTTTGATCTGGACTTTTGCATTAAACATTCTTTCGTCTTGACCAAGATTTGCCTGATTGCTGTTAAGCCCATAGTCGTCTTGGATAAAAGCTTCGTATTGATAGCCATTGTTTTCAATGATGAAATAGTTTTTCATGCTATTCATGAACAACGGAAGAAGGTGATTCATCTGTTGTTGATATTCTGTTCTTATGTTGACCTCGAACATGCAAGTCAAATAAGTTGGTTTTGGGATTGAAATTGTCTCGTAGACAATCTTTTTTGTTGAAACAGGTCCCGTATCGTCACCCATTTCCTGACGCTTCCTAGAAGCGTTCTGAAAATTTTGTGTTTTGTCTTGTTGGATAACCTTGCGGATAACAATTCTTTCACCGTCTCCAACATAAGCTGCTTGGACTGAACCTTTGAATGCATCGTCTCTAGAGATACTAGCTCTAGAAACAGTAATCAATGGTAAACGAAGCTTTCCAACCTTATCTCTTAGCTCTTTGTTGTTTTTGATCTGAAACGTTCTTTCGGTTCCCATCCACAAAACATTAACCTTCTCTCGACCAGCGTTTGTAACCGTATGAGGACTTAGCGTCTCGTCGATGAATCGATAAATTGCCGTGTCGATGTTCTCGAGAGTTGATGGATGTGAGATTTCGTTGTTAGCCTGCATTGAATAGTCCGTCTCTTGCTCTTATACACTCTGCGCCAACTTCAAATCTTGTTTCAGGTTGCCCGAATAGGATTTTTGGCTCGAGTAGCTTCACAATCTCGTAAAAGATTTCTCCGAAACGAACGAAATCACCTTCTCTAACAAATAAGTTTTGATCTTCTGTCAATCTTCTCTTGTGGAAGTTGACTTTGATCTTCGTCGCCTTATCTAGAGCAATGTTTTCCATGTCCGAAGTCTCGACCCCTTGAAATTCAACTAAAGCAAAGACTCTAATTGGATGCAAGAAGTTTTTCTCGATTGCTTCTCCATAAATAGGGTGGAAATCTGTCGAATCCACATCTATTGGAAAGTAAAGTACTTGTTGACCGACAACTCTCTCGATAATCTCATCATTTATTTGTTTGACAAGGTTCTTTTCTTTCTCTCCAAAGAACATTGGAGATGGTGGTTGAGTTGGTCTTTCCCATTCTGACATCTATGTTACCCCACGAAGATCTTTAACGGCGTCTTGCTTACAATTGCGTCCGCGTTTTCAACCATTGCTTTATCGGTCTCTGCCAATTTAGCATAAAGCATCTCATCAAGTTGCTTATTGAGTTCTTCACGTAAAGCTGTCTGCTCTGCAGATGCTTGAGACAAAAGGTCTGATGCATTAAGTTGGATGTTGTCTCCAGGAATTGGAACATTGCCTCCAAACTTTCCTCGGATTTGTCCGAGAGTCTCTTTTGAAAGAGCCAACGAGAATCGTCGAATCCATTGTTTACCAATTGAGTTAATGCTTTCGTAAGGAAGGTTCTCCATCGGCATTGTGTTCATGTTGTTGACACCATTGAGTCCGGAGTCATACTCTCCTTCTTCAAATGCTTGGTTTCCGCCATCAATTGAGAATCTAAACCAAAAGGTCTTACATGTAACGTTATCAGGCATTGGATATAGTCTGAGCTTGTTATCGATAATCTCATAAGAGTAGTGAGATGTTCTTGTGTAAAGGTGGTCTTCATAAGCCATTGCTTGCAGCTTATTCTGCCACGCAGGGACGACTTCGAAAGTAGAGCCATCAGCATACTGTCCGTAGTTGTGGAAGTTGCCAACGACGTTTAAGCCACCATAGTAGCCATAAAA